CTAAAATAAGTAGTAATAAGAAGATCAATATAGTTAACCAGGAGAGAGAAACCAGAATTAGGAGAGATATGACTGAGAGTTTGAGAGAGCCACAGGGTATAAGAAGGAATATAGCTGAACAAGACAAGCAAAATATAGGAAAATATGGGATCAGAGCCTTATGTGTAACTAGAGATATATGGGAGTCTTTTAAAGTTGATGAAGAGAAATTGGCCTTTTTTAGACTGGGAATAAAGTATGTAGATAAATCAGTGACTGTAAAACCAACCGATTCTTATGATACTGTAGTAAAGGCATTGGCTTCACAATGTACCTGTGGCAAGAGAAACGTTGATATACTAAATGGAGTTGATATAGAAACCCTAGCAAACGTGAATGTTTACACACAGTGTCCTCTACTAAAATTAACATGTATAAGAAAAGTAATAAGTCAATATTCTTTGCCGGACCCCATGCTAGCCAATGCCCTCTATGATTATTATATGGAAAATTTCCATGATAAATTTGTACAAGCAGCCGATAAATATTTATACCTCACACCAGCCGCCGTTTTTGATTGCCTGAAAAGTTTTAAAAAACAAATGGAAATGCTAGGGTATTATGATAAGGAAAAGGAAGTGTTTTTAAATCAAATTAAGAATGTCTATAAGCAACACAACAAAATAGAGTTACAAGAAATAGGCGACAAAGTAAGACAGATCTGCGATCCATGTACAGCTGATAAATTAATTACAATGTTTTTTGAAAAGGCTCTGACATGCATGATGTATGATGTTTTTGGAATGAGATACGGAGTAGGACTGGCAACTGATGAAAAGGCCTTTGAGATCGGAAAAGTATTAGGGGGAAAATGGTTGGTTACATTAGATATAAGTGGATTTGACAATAGTCACAATGATTATATAAAACAGCCTTGGAATAAGATGATAAGCACAGTAATGGACAAGTTTGAGAATAGGTATGCCTCTTTTATAGATAAGAATATAGTAATACAACAATTTTGTAAAAACAATAGTCTGGTACGTTATACATTGAAAATCAATAAAAAAGAAACCCCCTACTGTACGTTAGACTTAGGACCAAGATTAGCATCTGGATCCACATATACCACACTTTTAAATACATTTTTAATGGTACTTTGTATAGATTATGCTGGGCACTTACTTAAAGATGATAGCTGTACAAGCTCCACATCAGGAGATGATGCATTAGCATTGTTCTCAGATAAATTGAAAGAAATAGATGTAACAGACTCCCTATATTCAGTATTCGGTAGTAAAGTCACTGATTTTTTCAACAACCTAGGTATAAAGCTCAAATACTGTTTAATATCTAAAGAGCCATCTGATATAGTCCCCTGTAGTTTAGATACATTCGAATGTCATAATTGCGGCGTTAAAATGGTCAGACATTTCTTTAAATATATAAAAAATACATTTATAACTGAGAAATACATGACACACTTCCAACCATATGGCATACCAATAGAGTGGTTTGAGCAGATAGTTTATGAAGGAGAAATGGCATGGGGTAGAGGATTAAAGTTTGTTGAAGCTGTTATGTCGCCTTTAAATCATCATATAGACATAAGATCTATAGCTGCCCAGATAATGGCTAAATTGGAAAAGAAGATAATGAAAAATAAAAAAATAACTGGCTGCAATTTAGATAAGGTGGAAAGAATAAATAATCTACTAGATGAAAATGATG